AAGTAATATTCCTGATAAAACGATAGAAACCGTTGAATTATTTTATTAATTGTGAAATTATGTAATTATAACATTACATAATTTTTATTTGGTTTTATGGGCGAACCCTTTTATTATTTTTATTTAGTTTTATGGGCGAACCCTTTTATAATTTTTATTTGATTTTTATGGGAGAACCCTTTTATAATTTTTATTTCGCTGCATTATGCAGTCAACTTAATTGCTGTACGCGACACCTGCCATGCCCGACATGACACGGAGAACGTTGTAGTTCACGGCATAGACACGGACCTTAGCAGTGTTCACACCAGACACAGTGTTGGAGGAAAGCACGAGTTGAAGGACGGCATTGTCAATTCTGGAGAAGTTGCAGCTGCCAGAAGGTTGGTGCTCCTCGGGGCGAAGGGCAAAGGAGTACACATTGACACCGCAATCGGGGGCACGTGTGTGATGTTGGAAAGGTTGGACAACATCGAAGTAAGAACCCTCACGCTCAGAGAAGCGATCTTGGCCGTTAAGTTGGAGCTTAGCGGTAACAACGGGATTCTCACCCCAGCAGTGCATGTCAAGGGCAGACTCAGCGAGCACGAATGTACCGGCATCAGAGAGCGAAGAACCAGTGGCAGTGTCAGCAACTAAACCGGCATCACCAGCTGTGGCAGTCTCGAAAAGACCCTCAGCATTGATGAATTTAGCAGCACCATTTGTGGCGGTCTCACCACCGAAAGCATGGACGGCATTGGGAAGAGCGTCGATGGCATCGGTGTAGTTGAAAGGTTGGGCACCAAGAGTCTTGTAAAGAAGCTCACCACCCTCCAAAGAGGAGCAGTAATCAACATTACCGTCAGGTTGGACAACCCAGACAAGCTCCTTGCAAGGGTGGTTGAAGTTGAGCTTGATCTTGTTGGAGGAAGAACCAACAGACTCGTCACCAGTGAATTGAAGTTGCTCAATCAAGTACTCGTGAGGATTCTGGGCCATCTTGCGTCTCTCGTCGGTATCAAGGAAGATATAGTCGACGTAAAGAGAAGCAGCAACAAGGGATTGTTGGTAAGCCATTTGAACGCTTTGGGAACCAGTTGTACCATCCATGGCCTTAACAGCCCACAAGCACTCACCAATAGGACGGAAATCAATGTTGATCTTGACCTCGTGGTATTGAAGAGCAATCAAAGGAAGAGCAAGTCCGGGGTTGCGGCAAAACCAGAAAAGAAGAGGCACGTAAAGAGTGGTCTCAGGAAGGGCCTTGCGAGGAGCACACACTTGGGCAGGTCCTCCAGCAGCGCAGGGTCCAGACACCTCGGCAAAGTCGGGGTCAGTGATGTATGTAAGTTGAGTGGTGTTACCAATCATCTTGTAGTAACCAGCTTGTTGCTCCTTGGAAAGAGTAAGTTGGTTCCAGATGTGCATCCAGTCACCGTATTGACGGTCAATGCGTTGACCACCAACCTCAACCTCAACTTGGGCAATAAGTTGCTCACCGACGAAGTCTAACCAACGGGCATAGACATCACCAGCAGTACCCTTCATGCTTTGGTTGATCTCAGGAAGAGTCACCTGAAGGTAGGTGCGGTAGGCCAAATCACCATTACGGCTGATTGTGCATGTGACACGACGACCGAAATCGGCCTGGCCAGAGAAAGTCTGTTCAATAGACTCCATGGCAAAGTTGGTATGGCGTCTGTAGGACACCTTCCAGAAAGTAATCTCGGGGGTTCCGGTAAGGAACACGTCTTGTGCGCCATAAGCGACGAGTTGCATTAATCCTCCAGCCATGTTTTATATATAAGTTAAGGATAGAAAATAATTTCAAATAATACGATTTAATTTATTTTTACTTTAAACTCCTAAACTTACCTTAATCGTGGTTATTTTTATTATATTCTTTATTTTCTTTATTTTCTTTTTTTTAATCCATTATTGCTGCAATATTGAATTTTATAATGCATTCATCACTATATCTGTTGATAAATTACCATCCACGAATGTTTCTAAATAATTCTCCTGAAATATTTCTTCTTTGTTTTCATGCCTCTTCGTAAAAATATATGAATCCTGGGATTTCTTTACTGTCCAACCCTGTTCCAATGCATTCGCGATAAATAACATTTTTTGAAAAGCCGGTTTAGAAAAATGTACACTATCTGGAATATCTATTATTTTAGGAGATGACATATCTATTATTACCTGTATATATTTGTCAGTATATTCACTTTTTACAGGAAGTACGAGTTTTTTGTATATATATATTATATATTATGACTGTTACATATTCGTCTGGTGTATATATAGTTGGTACATCCGCCAAAAATGCTATGTTAAAGGTGTACAGTGGCTTCGATAATCATATATTACCCAAAAAAATTTCGATTATAGATTTAGCCTCTATTATTGCGAGTATGCAAAGTAAATGCTTTAAAGATAGTGATATTGAAGGTAATACTGAACGGTTACGTGATATGTTTTCTCCAGGCGGTGGAGAAAAAACAGTTGCAGTAGTTATATCTTTAGGGTTTTTAGATGGTGCTACTACTATTCGGGATTTTGTTGATGGTGGAGTTGCCACTATTCAAATGAGCAATCAAGGCTTTTTCAAAATTCAACAGCCCTGGATCAATGAAGTTTGTAGAGCTAAAAATTACAGTGATGCGGAACAACTGTTAAAACCAGTTGAAACTGTTATGCATCTTATTGATAAACATATCTTAACATTTCTTACATCCAAACGTAAAGGTATCAATGGTGTTTATTTGTATGTTGAAAAAAAACCAAAACTAGGTAACGCTTCTGGATTATTAAAATATTACCATGATAAATATGGTTATGATGAATTACATGAATTTGCCGATGATGAATATCATTATATGGGCAAATTATACAAACCCAAAAGTGCTAGTCCTACTCGGTCGAAGAGCTCTAGTTCTACTCGAAAAAAAAGTTCTGGTTCTAGTCGGTCGAAGAGCTCTGGTTCTAGTCGGTCGAAAAGTTCTGGTTCTACTCGAAAAAGAAGTGCTGATTCTAATCAGTCAAAGAGCTCTGGTTCATCTATCTAAATTTAATTAATCTCTAATGTTTTTATTCACCAATTTAGTGAATAAAAATTGTAATCATATATATATATAAATTAAAATATGGCTACAAGGACATTTGGAACAAAACCGGGAGGACCAGATTTCAATTGGGGCAAATATTTTAATAATGCAAAAGGCGTTACGTCCACCAGGACACCCGTTTCTCCAATTACCAGGATACCCGTTTCTCCAATTACAAGTACGCCGGAAACATTCGTCACTTCTCCCAGGCCGACGAGAGTTCCGGGTATATCACCCGAGGCGGAATATGAAAGATTGAGGAAGCGTCGTGAAGACGAAGAACAATTACGAAAAGAAGAACAAGCGATGGTCAAGGCCGAGAAACCAACCGCCGTCAAAGCTAGCCGACCTACACCAAAAATGCGAAATGATAAAAAAACGAAAGAACTTTACAATAAGCTGACGGGTGGGATTTCAAGCTCGGCGTCTTTGGACTTAATATTAAAGGCTTTTAGTAAGGAATTCACTAGAGGTAATGGTCAAATAAATGCTAGTCAACTTAGTAAGAATACTGTACTATATAACGCATATAGTAGTATCGCAAGAATAGAAGTATGGTCTAATAGATATAACAAACTAAGAACCCCATACAAATTAAGGGATGTCGATGGCCAAAAAACACCATCGTGGCATTGTGAGAAGGCTCAAACTCAATTGAGTGGACATGCTTTTTCCAAATATACCCTGGATTTTAATAAAGGTAATAATAATAACACCGCTGTTTTTGATACTAGCGTACAACCCATTGGTATGGTTCAAAGTATAGATGCATTTAATAAGATGACTAATATAGAACATAAGAAAACTCTGCAACGTGAGTATAAAGTATTGACCAATCAAGGTATATTACCACTTTTTAGAAAATATGGGAGTAACTCAACTATCTCTGTAATCCATCCAGCTGGCACAAAAGCTGGCAAAAAAGCTGGCACAACGATACCATACGCTAAGAAAAGTAACACTACTTTACCATTCGTAGAACA